TCAGAACGTTCCAGCGTCAAAAGCGTCATCATCAACTGAATCTGCTAAGTCAACAATTTGTGCTGCATCTACGTGTAGGTATTTGTCGGTGTTTGCATCATACATTAAAAATGTATTATCAGATCTGGCACTAATATCAATATCTTGAATTTGTTCAAGTTGTTGAAGTGTCGCTAGAGTTGTAGTCGCTGCTTTTTCGGAGGCAACAACTTTCTTAACTGTACGTTGTCCTATTCTAACTGTAATAGGATTAGTATTTTTTACTACTCTTATGCTAGCCATTAGGTTCGTGTAACTGCTTGTGATACGAGCACCATTCCCTCAACAACACACTCCATAACTCCAGTTGTATTAGTAGTTATAACATCATATACATGTCTGCCTGGTTTAAGGGCAGCAGTTTGTGTTGTCGAAAGACCGATTTGTATTTTTCCACCAGAAGCATCATATAAAGATGTTGTAAAGGTTGTTATACCAGTAGTTGCACCACGATGTTTACGCATCTGAGCAGAAACATCAAAACCAGTTAGATTCACTGGTGAATTACTTACACCATCCTCTAAGGTAAACACTTGTTCAAATGTTGTACCCGTCTTAATTACTAAATTACTGGAGTATACAGCCATACAATATCACCGATCTTAGTTATTTATCTATCTAAAAGTTGTCTCAATTGATTTTTTAAGTCATCAATTTCATTTCTGAGATCATCTATCTCTCTTCTTTCGTTTAACTTTAATCTCTTTGCTCTCATATAATTAGCGTATCCGTTCGCATCAGTGTTTATAATCGCACCTGATTCATCACGGTATAGATTTTTGTGTCCTTCTACTGGTATCATGCTTTATCTGTGAATGGTCCTAATAGTCTATCTAGGAGTTTTTTACCTCTCCTTTTACCCTCTGTCGGATCATACTTGGTTTTACCCATATCATCCATAGCTTTTTTCTGGGCATCTTTTCTACCACCTAAATTTAGGTCTTCAACATTACCCTCAGTAAATTGTTTAAATGTTTTCATAGTAGTATGCTCATAGAAACTGCTGCTCCAACTGCAATCCAAAATATTTTAGGAACAATACTCAAAGGAACTGGATGCTTCATTATTTATTCTGCAACCTCTCTACAACTGTCTTTGCTTGCATGGGTGCAACATCATTCAAACCATTAGCATCAAACCAAGGTGCATCTTCCCAACTAAACCCTTCTCCAAAAGTATTATCAGGAGACATCACATACCAGTGACATTTTGCATCTGGAATATCAACCGCACATACCGCCCAATCATCTGCCCACTGAGGAACCTGCACATACATTACAGGAAGATGGTTTGCAAAAAATGAAAGGATTAATGAAAAGAAAATCATGCTATTTTATTATCAGTTTTTTTCTTAACCAAGTCTAACATAGATCTTGGAAAAGGGTATAAACTTCTAAATTTTTGATTTTCTTTTTTTCTTATATCATCAGTTCTGATAAATCTCAAGTCAGATTTAAAAACATCAAGTTGTTTTGGAGTTACTGGTTTTGATAAGTCCTCATTAAACTGTTTGAATGTTTTCATTATGCTAACGCTATCACTCTTAGATCCCTAAATCTTGGTGGTCTTGCTTCGTTTGTTCCACTCATAACAATTTTTATTTGGAATCCATTGAACTGCTCAAGTTCATCAATACTAAATTGATAATCGACGAATTGATTAAAACCACTTGCAGGAACGTTAGAATCAGGTCTTCCACTATTATTGATTGGATTGATGACCTTATCACCAAATCCATCACCATCAGTGTCGGTTGTATTATCAAAACCAGGAAATAGTTCAAATGATTGTTCAATATTACTTGAATCAGTGCGAATTAATCTGTATAAAGCTCTAAAGTCTGCAGAAGAATCTCTAACAGCACTAACTAATAATTTTAATGATGTTGCTGGTTGATCTAAAGTAACAGTTTGACTAATATAATTTGAGGCATGAGGGTCTTCTTGTGTAAGATTTACTCTACTATCAAAGGCATAATCTTGAATAGGATTATTTAATGCATTTCTACCTAAAACTATAGCAGCATTATCCACAATATTAATCATAGGAGATAAATTACTATCATTTGTTGTTAAAGTTAAACCAAGTGTGAATGATTTATTTTTTGGTAATGTAGTTAATCTAGTTGTCTCATTTATATCTGATGCGACGATTCTAGGGGAAAGTAATTCGTTATCTTCATTTAACGCAACACCTTCAAATCCTTGATCTAAAAATGGTATTTCAGATCCACCTGAACTTGTTCCTGAAACTGTTCTTATCGCTGCAGATATAGTCGAACCTTCGCCAGGTGTGATCACATCAAATACTGGAGTAATTCTATCAAATTGTATATTTCGTGATCCTTTTGCATTAGCACCACCAACTTGATTCTCATCAGTAAAACTTGGAACCTCATCAGGATTTGTAATATCACCTCTTAGTATCTGAATATGATACTTATCAATATCCCTCTCTGATCTTAATAAAGTGCTGTTTGGAAGTGAGTGTGTTTGGTTATTAATCCTATGTAAACCAATACCATTCAGTTCATATGGGAATATTTCAGTATCAGGTACATGTAATCGTTGAACTGAATCAACACCTCTTGATCCAATTCCTAATGTTCCTGCAGGTGAAACACCAGCAGTTATTGAGTTATAGTAAATAATTTCACCGTTTATTTGTGCATATCCTGCACCTGTAGAAATTCCCTCTTGTGTTCCAAAAATTGTGGTATCAGCAACTGATACACTAACATCATTTATACCTAAAACTGATGAAATTGTGGTTGGTACTGTATTTGGTTCAATACCTGATAATTTAACAACATTAGTATCAGCATGCATACCATGACTTTGTTGAGTAACTTCTATAACATCACCAGCATATAAATCATTGATTACATCTGAACTTGAAATAGTAGTACCAGCCATAGCCACAGCACTGCTACCATTATATACAACCAGAGGGCGATTCTGAGTAAAGTCTGTGCCTTGTACATTTGTTAGATAAAGTGTGTTTCTATTTGATAAACCAGTTACGGTTATTTGTGCACCAGATCCTTTAACCATTGTGCTGGTTGTTAAACCCAATACATCACCAATTACATATCCAGATCCCCCACTTATACTTGATGGATCAGCATTTATTGTTCCTTGAGCGTTAATAACAATAGTCGCTGTAGCACCTGATCCAGATCCAGTTATATTATATAAAGGAACAGCAGTGTAGGTTCCCTGAGAATAACCAACACCAACATTAGTTTTAGTCATAGCGTTGGCGGTTCCACCTGCTCTTTCTATAATACCTGAAATTGCTGTTGATTCTGTTTCATCACTGACTTTTGCACCTGGAATTAGAATGTTATTCATTACCGTGGTGTTACTAATAACAACCTTTAATTTTCTTGGTAAAGTTTTAATTGGATCTGATCTCAATTCAGATGAATCACTATCAAGGTCCTGTTTAGGATTATAGAAAAATGCAGTTCCTGAATCTGAAGTGAAATTACACTTATAGAGTTTGAACTTCATATCCTCAAATTGACTAGCAGTCCAAATAGTTCCATTTTGAGACTTGAATAAACTACCACCAACGTATTGTTTAGTAACAAGAACACTTTCAGCATCAGGTAATGTAGTGGTATTAACAGTTCTTTCACCCATACGTGCAACCCACATTTCATAAAGATTTGATGTAGGTGCTAGAGCGACTATTGCATATTCTCGCTCTGGTTCAAGATAAATTGGTGATGGGAATTTTACATTTGTCGCTTCTGTTCCATCTCTAGATGTTTTTATTTCAGATGGTTCTAAAACAACTCGTGCGTGTTCTGCTACTGGATAACCTTGAGGAATACCTAAGTCTAATGGTCTAATTTCGATTGTGCATTTTACTGCTGGATCAACGTTTGCGAAGTATAAATCAACTGAAGAAAGAAATGCTCCTGTCTCATCTACTGTGAATGATTGTGCAAGTGGATCACCACCTTTGTTGTGAGCAACACAATCATTTGCAATGTATGTATGGTCGCCATCTAATGTAAAGTTATGCAAGTCAGTGTCGGCATCAACTTCTTTTAACTCTATTGATGTAACTTTTTCAACTTCATTACCTTTACATTTTATCTCATCACCAATTTCTAATTGATTAACTTCAAGATCAGGATAGTTTTCATTAGAAATTTCTTTACTACAAGATTTCCAACCATTAGTTGTCATAAATGGGTGGTCTTCTGTTACAAAGAAACCTTTATCGTTTATGTTTGCTAGTTTTCTTCCGTTTGTCTTAGGATTTA